GATATAAAGGACAGTGTTGCCCGTAAAAAAGCATTATTAAAAGCGGAATCTTTTAGAAAAGATTTAATTGAACGCTTTAATAAGCAGGGTAATCAAGGAGGAGTATTCGGAATCACTAAAAAAGATATTGAAGATGGTTTTAAATCAGAACTTAAAAAGTATGAAATTAAGTATAAGAACTCCCTATCTGAAAGTGATTTGATTAAAGACATTTTATCTGAAGATAAAACTCTTAAAAAAGAAGATGCAATCCAAAAATTGTATGGACTCCCAAAGGCCAGTAATATACCTAACCCGATAAATGAGTACATTTTTCAGGAAGAGCATATTGATAATAAGCCAAAAATACCAAGCTGGCTGAATGCTGCCGATATTTGCAAATTTGTTTATTTTAAAGAAATTGATAAACGAATGGAAGGATATTCAGACAGAAATATGAAAAAAGATGGCAACTCAAATAGCTTTATCAGTAAATTTATTTATGAAAATGCAGAATTGAAAAGAAACACTAAAAAGATACTAGAATATCTTAAAGAAAAAAATAAATGGTACGATCTGTTAAGAAAATGGGGTAACTCAATGACTGGTAAAGTAGAAGAGGATTCACAAGGAGGCGATGGATATGATGTAATGGCGCAGGCTATTATTGACTATTGGAAAAGTACAGCAGTTCAACCGTTTGCTCCCTCACCACCGATAACTCCATGTACTTCTGTTCCTCCGTTAGGAGGTAAATATGCTCCAATTTCTTATGGAAATAAAAATGCGCTAGCAAATGACCTTAGAAAAGCATGGAATACTGGTAAAAGATTTAAAATACAGCCACTAATGCCAGTTGCATCAAAGGCAGTTGCTTCGGCGGTTGCAGTTTCATGTGCAAAGCATTTATTAGGAGTCAAATTCTTATACTTAGGCGGATTTATAGTACCATCCGGTCCTCCAATTCCAATGGTTGGTGTAAGTCCAACAACATTCTAAAAATCTAATATATAACTTAATAAATTATTAACCTTTAAAAATTAAAAAAATGTCACAAGACGTTAAAACAAAAAAACAAACAGAAAATGAGGGAATCTTAGGATTTGATTGGGATGCCCATTCAGCAGATTGCCCAACAAATTTTAGAAAACCAAACGTTCACGTTAAAACTCCAAGCAATGTAAAGATATATTCTAGAGAGCCATACGCACAAGAATTGTTTGATTTGATGCATCAATTCCAACTAGGATCGACCGAAGTATTCAATGTTGTTATTGGAGAAAACCATACCGGAACTGTTTATTCAGTAGACCAAGAATGGGCTTCAATCGATATTGGACATAGAGAAATGGTGTACATTGATATGTCTAGAGAATCTCAAGTATCTAAAAATAAATTGATACCTGGAGAAAAAATAGATGTTGAAATTGTAGCAGATAGAGGTTCGAACTCTAGAGGATTTATTGTAGGTTCAGTTGAAGCTGGAATTAAAGCAGCTGCTCTTAAAGAAATGTTAAAATCTGCCGAAGAAGGAAACACAGCATACATTGGAACAGTAACTGGAATGATTCCAAACGGAGGTTATTTTGTAAATGTACAAGGAATTGATTGTTTCATGCCAGGTTCTCTTGCAGGTATTAATAAACTTGCAAACTTTGAATCAGTATTGAACACTCAAATGTATGTAGTTCCTATGAGCTACTCTCCAGAAAGAGGCACTGTAATCGTTTCACATAGAAAATATTTACAAGCATTAATCCCTGGAAAAGTTGAAGAACTTAAAAACACAATGGGAGAAACTAAAACTGGAAATGTTACAGGTTCTGCTAAATACGGAGTATTCGTTGAATTCGATGGTTGTTTAACTGGAATGATTCATGCAAATGACTTAAATCCTGAATTTGCTAAAAAACATAAAGCAAGAGAAATTAATCCAGGAGACGAAATTACATTTATTGTAAAAGAAATCATCACTGATGAAAAAATTACATTGACTCAATTAGAGTATGTTGAAGCAGTAGATCCATGGAAAGAAATTGCAACTAAATACAAATCGTTCCCAGTTGAGGTTAAAGGTACTATAAAATCTGTTAAAGATTATGGAGTATTTGTAGACATTGGAGATGGTATTGTTGGATTATTACACGTATCTGAATTACCTGAAGGTGTTGAAATTACATCAATTGCAAAGAATGATAATATCACTGTTCAAGTTACAAGAATTGAAGTTGAGACAAGAAAAGTTTTCTTAAAACTGTAATTGTTAATAACTTTAACATAAATTTAATAGCCCAGATTTTTTAATCTGGGCTTTTTTGTTTATATTTACATTATAATTAAACCAGATAAATATATCATGAATAAATTTAAAACATACGGACAATTCTTAAATGAATCTAATCAAAATAATATTGTTAATGTTATTTTAGAAGCATTGGAACCTACTATAATTGAAATGATATCGGCAACTGAAACATGGTTTGTTGAAACTTTTAAACAGGAATTCACCAAATATGATAGAGAATATGCGAGAATCAATTTAATTTACGATATGGTTAAATCAATTGAGATGTATACAATGCCAACAGATTCATTAATATCACTTAACGTACGCAAAAGCGCTAAAGGGAATATTGAAATTTCATCTCAAATTCAAAGAGAAGAAATTGCTTATAGTTTTTCAACAGAAGCGATTTACGCAGGTGGTCATAACATACAAAGACTTCATTATAGATATATTGTCAAAACAGATCTTCCAAAAACAGGTGCTACTGAAATTACTAAAGAGTATTCTGAAAAAATTAAAAAGATGTCTAAGCTTGAAAAACTTAATAAAGAAATTCAAAGCTATGAAATTAGAATTGAAAGAGCTAGAGAAGATTTAGAAACTAATCTAAAACTAAGCAATGACGAAATTATTAAGATTTTAAAAGATAAAAAAGACTGGTATGAATGGCCAACATGGTCAGAGATTGTAAAGAGAGATGCTGCTAAAAATTACAATAACGATGAATCATATTACAATCAACAGATGATAGACGGTATTGCTAAAAAGATAGAATTTTGGAAAAATCAAAATATTATATGGAAGCAAAAGTATATTGTTGACTATGAAAAATCAATTAAAAAACTACAAACTAAGCTGGATTCTTTGATGTAGTTATTATTTTCAGATATATAACTTAACTTAAGTAATAATATCTAGATAATAATGAACAACTTAAACGATTCAAACGTTTTACAAAACGCCTTAGTTGGCGTTGAATTTGAATTTTATTCAAATTTTAGTGCCGAAGAAACTGCTAAAAAATTAGCAGAATTATTAGGTAAAAAAATCCATGTTGAAACAAAAGCGCATAGTGATTTTGAAGTAACTCAAGATGAATTTAAAATAGAACCTGACATGTCAGGAGGAGCAAAGCTTCTTGAGCTTGTTACTGGAGCCCTTCCTTATTTTGCAGCTAGATTAATGATTATTAATGTATGTAAATGGATTGAAGAGAATGGATATACAAATGACAGATCTTCAATTCACTTAAATCTTTCTTTTGATAAATCTAAAATTGAAAATAAGTACAGAATTTCAAAGATGAATGTTCTTAAATTTATTCTTGATTTTAATGAAGAGCAGGTATTCAAATTCTTTCCAAAAAGAGAAAACTCAGCGTACGCAAAATCTATTAAATTTGTACTTCCAAAAGAGGACACATATTTCTTTGATGGAAATTATATCAATCAACAAAACTTTATTTACCCAGATACCAAATATTACGGAATCAATTTTGACAAAAGACATAAAAACTATCTTGAATTTAGATATGTTGGAGGAGCTGATTGGGAAAAGAAAACAACAACAATATTGCATTTAGTTGACCAATTCCTACTTCAATTATGGAAATCAACGGAAGATACTAACTTTAATTCTTTAAATTCAATTGAACTTAAAAAAATAATATCTTCAAATCAAAGGATAATTAATGCTCGTAAAGATTGGAAAACAATTAAAGACAACTGGAAAGATGTTAAATTTACAGTTGACTTAAATGATAATCCTAGGATAGTTGACCTTTATTGGCCAAGTGTTAAAGAAAGAGTTATGAGATTATTTACACATGGTGATCTTTCAAAAGGACATATTAATTATGATTCAGATTCAGGGAGAATTCAAGTTGCAAATGGAAGATTAGAATATTGTGTTGACCTTAGGGGTTACGAATTTGTAGATTGTTTTTTAAGAGGAGAATTTTCAGAATGTGATATGTATGGATGCGATGTTAACGGATCAGATATTCACTATTGTAATTTCTATTCTTCAACCCAAATTAATAGTTCGAAACTAGATGGATCCTATGTTCACGGTTCTTGTGTTGCAAGCGATTGTTACATTTATGGAAAAGGAACATTTAAAGGTTCAATGAAGGGCGGTATTTTTAGAGAGGGTATGTATGATAAAAAGCTTGCTAAATTTGATAACGATGTTGAAATTGTTAAATCAAAGGCAATATAAAAATAAAATAATAAGATGAGTGAAATAATAGTAGGCGGACAAAGTTCTCTAGTAGATCCAACATGGGAAAGCGGATGTTTTAACGAGTTTGTTAATGAATTAGCAGATGAAATTACAGGTTCTTGTATGATTCCTATGAATTTACCTAGAAGTGAAGTAATGAACATTGTTAAAAGGGCTAAAAAATGGTTCTATAAAAATTATGAGTATTCAGTTAGAGAAAACTTTATGGTTTTACCGATTGAATTATTCTCTTCGGAGCATTTTAAAAGAACAAGAAGTTTTACACTTCCAGGAATGAATCCAGCTACTGGTGGAAATGAAGTCTATTCAGTATATGGACTTGGAGAAGTTGGCGCAAATTGGGGAGGATCTATGGATATTAATTTTACACAAGGAGATTTTGCAATTGAAAGAATGTTAATGGGTGGAATGTATGGAGGTACTAAAACTGGAGCTGCTGCAGAAAATTTACAATACTTTGTAATTAACGAAAGTTTCTTTGATTTAGCTCGTCAAATTATGAGAAATCCATTAAGTTATAACTACAATCAATTAACGCATGAGTTAAGATTTACTGGAGAATCTCCAAAGAAAAATGTTATCCTTGAAGTTTATGAAACAATTCCAGAATGCGCATTGTTCCAAGACGAGGCTTTCTTTAGATATTGTGCGGCAAAAATCAAAATTTCTTTAGGACAAAAACTAGGAATATTTGGATTTACGCTTCCCGGGAATATTCAAGTTAACCCAGATTTAATTAAAGGTCTCGGTGAAGAGGAATTAGACAAATTAATCGAAGAAATCAAATCAGACGAAGGTACCGACTGGATGATGCATTCTTAAAAGAATATATATTACTATGGAATTATATATAAAAGCGTTAGGCGATCCTAATTTTGATGCAGAACAATTGCAAGCAGATGAAGATATTCAAATGCTCTTAACCCAAATCGAAACCCTTATTTTTACAAATAAAGGCGAGGTTATGGGAAATCCTGATTTTGGATTAAATCTTGAAGATTACGTATACTCATTTAGATATAATGATACAATGTTAAAGGGTATGGTTGAGGCTGGAATAGACAGATTTTGTCCACTTTCATATAAATATCCGGTAAGTGTAAATGTTGAATTTACATCCGAAAAAGAAAGAAACATGGTTTTTGTAGACATAACTATTGACAATAGATATGGTATAGGACTATATGTATAAAAAATAAATACGATGGCAGAACTTAAATTTTTATCAAAAGCTAGAATAAAAGCTAGCGAAATGTTGGATGATACCAAAACATACATTAGTAGATTGTATGGTCGATCTGGTGATATTTTTTCAACATCATCGCCTTTTGCTCAAATTATAGAAGTTCTAACGGAACTTACAAACCTTGTTTTCTTCTACATTGAAGATGCAACAGTTGAGCAAAACATTTTAACAGCACAAAACCCAGAATCAATATATGGACTTGCAAGACTTGCAGGTCATGATCCATTTAGAGGAACTTCAGCAGTTGGAGAGATTAGAGTAAGATTAAATACAAGCGCATTTAATGATATTGCAGGAGACGCCATCAATATTCCGGCAAATACTGTCATTAAAGCAAGCAAAAATAATCTTCAATACTTATTAAAGACAAACAACGACCAATTTAGAATTGAAAAAAGTAACCCAGAATATATTTATATTCCTGTAATTCAGGGTAAAATTGAAAGACAGGGTGTTACCGGAACTGGTGCAAAGTTACAATCTTTTAATATAATTATCAAAAAGAATACAGATCATCATTCAGTTAGGGTTAGTGTAAATAGCGAACTTTGGACTAAATATGATTCATTATACGATATGAAGGCCGACACTAAAGGATATATGGTGAAAACTGGTATTACTGGAGGATTAGATATTTATTTTGGAAATGGATCTTTTGGTATGATTCCAAAAGAAGGATCAACAATTAGTATTGAATACGTCGTAACAGACGGTTCAAGAGGTAATTTATCAGGTTCTAAAGACCTTAATTTTAAATATGAGACTGAAGGATTTGATTCATTAGGAAACACATATAACTTAAATCAATTATTAGAATCTTCGTTTACAGTTGCACCTATTATGGGATCTGATCCAGAGCCCCTTGAATTGACTAGATTAATTGCTCCAATGCAAAGTCACTCGTTCGTTTTGGCAACTCCGGAAAATTACGAGTCTTTTCTTTCAAGATATGGAATGTTTTCATATTTAGACGCATATAATACGACAGAAGATGGTTTTATCGACGATGATAACGTGATATATTTGTTTATGTTACCAGACACAGCTAGAAAACTGACAAAAAATAATGACTATTTTAATATACACCAAGAGGAATTCTTTTTCTCTGAACAAGAAAAGAATGGAATATTAAAAGTTCTTGAGGAATCAGGTCAGCAGATGGTAACTACTGAAGTTAAAATAGTAGAACCCAAGGCTCAATATTTTAGAATGGACGTTAAAGTTCGTTATTTTGAAGGATTTGACAAAGCAAATCTTTATACCGCAATTCGTTCAAAAATATCTAGCTATTTAATTAATATTACAAGAAGAGACAGGTTACCGAAATCAGACATCATTGCTCTTTTAGAGGGTATTGAAGGTATTGATTCAGTAAATATTAGATTTGTTTCCGAAAAAGAGGAAACAGCAAGAAAAAATGGTTATTACTCAAGTGAAACTGTTACAGTTACTCCAAGCACACCTGTTCTTGAAGAGATTGGAAACGGAAAACAAAAATATGTATTCTTTAAAAGAACTGTTGTGACCAATAATGTTAACTTTGAACCAGGTGCAGCATTACCTGAAAATGTAATTAATCTTGATTCATTTGGAGATATTATTCTTGAAAAAGAAGAGGTTGCATTATTTAGAGGAGGTTGGCAAGATCGAGATGGAGCAACAGTATTAGACGATGCGAAAATGGGAGAAATGGCTGCACTTTCAATTTACTTTGACGAACCTGCAGTACCGAATACTATTTTTAGTAGAGTACAAGCACAAAATAGAAAGGCACTATAATGGATTTATTTAGTAATTTATTTAAAGTAAGAAAGGTAAAATCTTACGATAGCAGAATAACCGCAATGGACCAAAGACTTCATAATGGTAATAATTACCGAGAAAATATGTTGATAAATTCGATCTCAAGCTATATCCAAAGAAATGATACAATGAATGACTTTATTGTCCTAATTCAGCACGTTGTTGCTGACTGGGTTGATTCAGTAACATATTTAAAAGCATATAAATCGTTTACTATTAAAAAGAACGATAAAAAAGTTAAATAACAATGGCGTATAAAAATTTAAGATTTTTTGACAGTGAGTCGAATGACCTTAACCTTCTCTATAATTCTACAACGAATATATGGGAGGGTGTTTGTTATTTACCAAACGTGTCTGTCGGATTATATGAGACCCTAACACTATATATTTTAGAAGAGGTTTCAGGACCCTTAGGAAATACTAAATTTGTTACTCCAATATCTGAAAATCCAGGAACTAGTTCATTTAAGTTTGAATTTTTTAGTGGATATGATTTTAGCGAAGACATATTTTTATATAGTGCAAAAAACAACAATGGGCAATTAGAGATTCAAAAAGATAAAGTACAAACATATTCTCTATTAAATTCTACATCATCTGCTGGCGTCGACCAAAATGGTGTAAAGATAATCAATACAACCTTACCTTTAAACCCAATTAAATGTAATGTTGCCCTAATGAGTATGGAAGATAACTTCCACACTAGACTTTTAGATATAACCGAAATTTCAGCTAGCGGAGTAGAAACGCTTGTTGCAACAATTAGAATCTACGGAGAAACTGAAGAGGAAGATGAAAGACTTTCTGTTTTACTATCGAATATTGGTATGACATTAAGTCCTGAGGATTATATGATTCTTAAGGATTCTGACATTAAAGAATTATCTCCAGACTGGTTGTTATTAAATCAAAAGAGAAAGGAACTTTTATTACAGGCAAGTACAATAAAACCATTTATTGGTACATATAAAGCAATTTTAAATGCGATCGATTTCTTTGGATATAGTAAACTAACACTTAAAGAATATTGGCTAAACATCAATGAGCAGTCTGAAAACTTTGGTAAATTAAAGGCAGTCGCTGTACCGAATCAAGACACCGTTGGATTTTTAGCAGACAAAAATAAGGGTCAAGAACTTCCAAGTTCTAATCTTAAAAAGACAAGCCGTTTTAGCCTTGTTTACCGATTAAACGAAGCAGATGGTGGAGTTGACGAATGGGATATTCCAACAGTTAAAGAATCAACTGATTATTCTCCAGATGAGGTATTAATAAAACTATATGGACTTAAGAATAAGCTTCAAAAGAATTTTCTACCTCTTCAAGCAAAGATTGTCGATATTACGGGAGAGGGTGATTACTTTTCTCAATTTAATTTAAACGTTTGGAACAATCAGCATTCGATAAAAGTTCAAAATGCAGGGCAAGATGTTTACTTTAGCAGATTCCCGATTGAAAAACAATTATTTATTGAAGATTTAAGAAAAGTTGATTATAGATTAACTGGAATTACCCAAGATTTTTTAAATTTGTCAAATCAAGATAGAGAAGAAATATCTGAATCGATTATAAATTTCTATAATGGATATTATAATGAAGAAAAATCAACATTTAATACATTAGATGGTATACCTATTGGGTGTCCGATTGTATTAAACGCAGAATCATTTATTGATTCATGGGATTCAGCTGAATTTACATATATGGATGCTGGTAAAGAATATGCAGGTGGTGTTATTGGATATAATTTTTATAATGATTTTCCAACCCTTCCTACAAATCCATCTTTAAATTACTACGATTATTTAAAAGCAAATGAACCTTATAAATTATTGACATGGAATAACTGGTGGAAGCAGGGAATTTATGAAATGGAATGGACTATTAAAGGTCCTAAAGGCTATTTAAAATCATTTAGAGGCGGAGTTGGTTATGTTGATGTAAACGGAGAATTTCACCCAGAATTTCAACAATTTCCAGTTGTGTTACCGTATGCTGGAATGTACTCAGTAGAACTTTCAATTTTTGATTTATATAATGTTAGAAGTTCTTGGAGAAAAGAAAACTATTTTGAAGTTAAAAACAAAAATGTTGAAGTTTATGGATTATTCCAGAGAATGCTTCCTCAATTAAATTTGAATCAATCTAAGTATACATACGATGTTGCTGGAGGTAATTGGGATTGGTCCAGAGAGAATACAGCAGATGTTGATAGTATAATCGCAACATATTACTTGACACTAGACAGGGCAAACTATGTACACGACGCTGAGTTTGGAGAAGAGTTTTCAACTGTTAGAAGATATGTAGACTCAAACACAGTAACTGGATTCAATGAAACACCAGGACCATATCAATGGAAAGAATTAAGAACTCAAGAATGGAATGATGGTAGTGAAGTTAATTGGGATATGATGAGAGTTGGTGCCGATATTAATTCATCTTTTAAAATAGGTTTAAATGGATATTCAAACGGCCATAAATTTTTTATTAGACAAATAGATCCAGTATTACATACTGAAATATTAGACGAATACATTATTCAAAGCCCGTATCCTACAAATAATGCGGATCTTGTAGCATGGACAAATATTGCAAATGAATTAGCTTCATTAAACAGTGTTGAACATCCATTATTTTCTAAATTTAATTTTAATCCAATACTTGTTGACTTAAACGGAGATGGAGTATTAGACAGATGCGAACATATGCTAATTGTTTCTGAAGAACCTTCTAGAACTCATGATTTTTCTGAAGTTGGATTTAGTTCAAATCTTGGAGGGATAATAGTACCTGATTCAGAAATGCATTTTACGAGTTATAATCCTAATTTCCACGATGTTTGTGTTATTGATACTCATATTGAAGTCCATAGATTAAATCATATTACGCTATCATACGATACAACAAAAATGCCAGGGATTATATCTCAACAATGGAAGCTAAAAAATAATAGCCAAAATATAGATGATATATATTATAATAATACGTGGCTGACATATCTATTCAAACATAAAGGTGACTATACCGTTGAATTAGAATTAACGGATATTAATGGAAATAAAAACATAATAAATAAAAATATATTAAAAATCATTTAAAATGGCAAGTATAACAACAATCTTAGGAACCGATAGCGTTTCTTCTTCAAGAATTGTAATAAACAACAATTTTAATGCTCTTAATACTGAATTAGCCCAAATTGCGTTAATATTAAATGCGCAACAGCAGACTCTTTCATTAAATGGAGAAGTTAAAAGTGGAACATTAAAAGTAAACAATGGATCAAGTGACACCTTTAAAGTTACAAATTCTGAAGTAATTTCTAATGTAGAATCTACATTTAACCAAAAGGTAAAATTAAATAAGGCAATTATTCTTGCAATTGAAGAGGGAATAACAGAGCTTCCATCAGCAAA